CTTGTATTTTCTTGAACATAATTAGCAAGAGTGTAATTTCCTATCCCTACTGTTCCGTTTGAAGAATTAAAAGTTACATAATCCCAATCAGAATTTACATTTTCATAATTAGCTAAAATTGAAGCAGCATCAGCATCAGAAATACCAGAAAAACCTAATTGCAATGTGGCATTAACTCGTTTATTACCAAAACGCAAATGTGTCTTTGTGCCATCTAACGCTTTAAAATCTGTACTTGGATACGTCCCAGGAGAATAGCTTCTAGAACTTGGTTTTATTCCTGGGAATGGTTGTGCTGATGTCATTAAGCCCTCTCGATTTTAAAATGAGTGTCCGAACCCCACCCTTGCAAAATAATTAGTTGATCTAACGAGTTAACAGGAGCATGACTGCCTGCTACTTCTATTAAACCGTCTTCTGCATAAGAAAGGCTTTCAACTTTATAAATTCTATTTTCTGTTGTTGTGTTTTTCACTGTAAACAATTTCCCTGCATGAGATTGAATACTAGTTGAACTGCTGAAATTAATAGTTGTTGATTCAACATTTTCAGTACCTGGCTTCCAAACATAAACGCTATGACTACCAGTCACAGCATTCATACTAATAACCTTTCCATCAGGAGTAATTGCACCATTTCTAAAACGACTTGTATGAGTTGCTTCTGAAACTAAACGAAAATAATCACCAGGTATTAACCCAAGAACATATTGAGGGGCTGTCTTAAATGTCAGACCATGATCAACCTCTTTTCGCGTCTTTAATACATACTTTGCAAAATCTACAGCTTGGTCTTCTGATGTACAAAAACCAGAAAGATCAAATGTTTCTATAGCATCATCATATGGATTCCTTGATTTGAATATTTCATATGTAAAATCATATTCTTTTAAAAGACTTACAAGTATTGATAATGTTTCAGGAAATCCATTTTCTTTTTCTTTCCTATAAAGAACATTTGCTTTTAACATTTGACGTTCTTCTGGAGAAAGAAAACTAACTTTTAAATCATTAATATTACCATCTGTAAATAATGCTTTTATATAATTTTCAGTTCCACTATAACTTAATTGCTCATTGAAAAGTGGTTTTTTGTCTCTAGCTATATTTACTCCATGATTAATACTAAAATCAGTATTAAAAGGAAGTGTAGGAACTAAACTAAATTTTCCTCCAATAATAGTAAAATCAAGTAAACAATAACCAGCATGACGATACAAAAAATCTCTTAAATTTACTCTTTCTGTAATTGTTCCATCCCAAAAATATCTATTCTTTTTGCAATAATTAGCAGCTATTTTCATATCTTTTAATTCAACAGAATCAGCACCAACTAAATCACCAGCACCTAAATTTGAATCTGTTAATAACGCATAAGCTATCTCAGGAAATAAATTTGTTGCTGCATCTGAACCACCACTAACTAAATCTTTAACCTTGATTCCTTTTTTAAAATAAGCAGAAAATTGAGTAAAATTTGTCCACTCTTTTGAACTATTTAACCGAATACCTGAATAAGCTAAATCGCTATATTGTACAGCTTCTGACAAAGTTGTAATTTCATTAACAAAACAAATTTCGTGTTCAGGATTATTTTGATGACTAGGTGAATCACCTTCGTAAGGAGTCCAATCGGCAACAACATCGTAAGGATTTAAATTTTCTTCTAAAATATTTTCCTTATCCTTTTCTACATAGATATTTAAATTATCTATACCAGGAAAATCACCTGTGGCTGGTATTTTTAATTGATCATCTGGATGATAACCAACACCCATATTATCTGGATCAATAGTCCATTTCGCAGCAATCAAATCATCACCACCTACTATTGTTTTTTTCCATACTTCTAAATTAACTTTTAAACCTGAACCACCACCAGACGAACCAGAAGCATATTGAACATTAACACTATATTTTTGACTGGTTTCGTCAACAAGTTTGAGATCATATTTATCAATATAAAATGCATTAGGGTCATTGTTTGGATGACCACCCCCAGCATTTAGAGAGGCTTTGAATCTGCTTGTTATTCCGTCGTCAATCCAATCATTGTAAAAAATAATAGTAGGCCAAATACCAGAACCTCTTGATGTTCCGCTATTTGGACCACCCCAGTAACCACTATCCCTACTCTCACCTCCCCACCAAAAACCCCATCCGTGTCCAGCATACTTACCATCATTATCCTCCCATTCAACGTATTTAATAACAGTGTCGGGATTTGAAGTGTAATGGTCTGTATAACTAGAATCTAAAACCCATTGTTGTGATCTAGGTATTTGGAATGCTCCTCCATTACTCATCCACTGAGTAAGACCATCACTTGTCTCTAAAGTTTCAACTCTTCCTGTATAAAATGTTTCATTTGGATCACCTAATTTCCATTCTGAGTTACTTAAAGCTTCAATACTTAAAACGTAATCTTCTTTCCCAGCAAACCTAACAACAAATCCATTAGAACTAAAAGTTTCAATGTCTTGATGTTCTTCGTTATTAGAAGCACTTAAAAGATTAACTCGTTGCCCAATTTTTGCATTATTTCTAGTAATATAATTACCAGGATACGGTTTAAATCTATATTCATATTGCTTTCGATTAGGATGAGCTATTGAAATTGAATTGTACTGGAATTGATCAGTAGTCCCTCTAATTGCAAACAACCCAGTGTGATTTTGTAAAGTATTTATTAGATCTATCCAGTTAGCATTAGTACTTAAACCAGCCTCTCTAACTTGTAATTTAAAGAAACTCATTCTTGCTGCAAAAAGATCCATTTGACCTAATTGAATTTGAGTCCTATCAGTCCATGCACGATCTAACGCTTCCTCATCAGGCTGACTATTAACATTTGCAGCACTAATTCGTTTAAATACTTTTGATTTCAGTCCTATTTCAGTAATCCAACAACTTCGACTATTTGTAACAGTTCCAAGAGCTAATCGTTGAATTAAATATACCTCATGTCCATCTTTTAATTGTCTATCTTCTGTATTAGGAGCAACACCTCTTTGTTGATAATATATTTTTCTTCCATTTACATCCCAAGCTTTAGCATTATTTTCTTCCCATAAAGGATTATTAGTATGAAGACCTAAATTATTAAAATTATCAAGACTTCCTTTCTCTGTTATTTTAAATGTATAATGCTTAGAAGCATCAAGTGTCCAAGGATTAGAAGTCGTTATTTCAGAACATTTTGCAATTGCTGTCCCAATCATATAAGACTCACCTTTTGCAATATTAGTATCAGCTGTTTCTCTTATTGAACTTGTAGCCGTGTCAATATCTTGAACTCCATGAGGATGATATCCAAATGATTCATCAGTCTTCAAATAAACTTTTTGTCTACCAACAGCTTCATCGTCAGCATCTTTTTTAGATCCTAAAATTTGATATAGAATTTCACTGTTTAAATTTCCAGCATTACTAGCTGTTGTAATACCAGCACGAATAGGCCATTTAGCAATTTCTACTTTTTTACGCTTTCTTAAAGTATCTCTAGCCGCAGGATTTGATGATCCTCTAGGTGCTCTAATTAACTGATAAGGCAGCCTGTAGTAATTACAATTAGGCATTGGTGCGTAAAGACCAAAAACAGTTTGTGTCGAAGGATTTCGCGTACTACTTGTAACTTTAGAAGTTGTCGGATCTCCTGTTTCATCAGGTGCTTCAATAGAAAAAGGATCAGAACTTAAAATTGACTCTTGAAGTTCTGATTCTGAATACTTGTCATTAATATCTAATCTGTTATTTGTTTGACTACCATCGCTAAAATAAAGAGCAACTTTACTGCTGTTATAAGAGTTAAGCAACATATCACCGATTGCATAACCTTCATATTCTGGATTTTTCTTACCTGTTTTTGGATCTGCTGTTCTATCTATTGAACCAAGAGAGAACAAAGCCATCGCCTTTAGCTGTTGCAACTTTCCAAGACTTACAAGTTGTGACCATAAAAGCTGAGAGTTAACCCTTACCCCACCATAAGTAATCCCATTTTCTGTTCTTCTATTAGCGAAAACAAGAGGAACAGTACTTCCTAATACGGCAAGTTCTTGTAAAGAATTAAAAGAAAACTGTGGTGCAAATCTTTTATTACCTATCGCATCTTCTGTTCGTTGAGAGCCACCAGCTTTAATAGCTTTTGGCTTAGGTGTTAATAAATAACCAACGGCTGCTAAAGCAACAGAAACTGCAACTTGTCCTAACGCTGTTAATTTAGTGACTCCAGCAACAGTCGTAACAAGCTCATTCCGAATATCAGGAATTAATTCGTATCCTTTTGGCCTTGATCCATTACATGTAATTCTCTTGTCTTCAAAATACCAATACTCATCTTCACTCAATCCAAGGGCATTACATAATTCAACTTCCGCTGGCAATAACAACCTTCTACCATAAGGCCGTTTATGGGACACCAACTCACCACCAACTCTCCGAATGTTTTTCGATAACTCAGCCATCCTTCCTCGTAATAAACTGCCATGCCATAACCATCATTTTCGCCACGGCATAAACCTATTGCTCCCAGTCTAGGGGGTGAATCAACTCCCCACCGATTTAATTCTTCAAAAAAGATACTATAGTCTTTTTTCTTTAGTTTCCTATACCAAGAACGCTTTGGCTCTGGAGAACTTATTCCATAACTTTTTAAAACTGTTCGACATAAAGACAAACAGTCACCAGCTCCATGCTTTTCAGGATCAGCCCCTAAACGATAAGGAAGCCCAATCAATTGATCTGGCCTCAACGTGCTTGTATTTGTCCTGTGACTGGTAATTCTCCAACCATTCTTTTAGTTAATACTCTGTTAGGCGCATTAGCACCGACTGCATCAATAGCAGAACTAAGCAAAATTTCAACAGTTTGAGAATCATAACTTAAAGAAGCTGCTAACCATTCTTCACTTGTAATGGGTATTGTTTCTTTCTTTGCAGAAAAAGTATCATTCATTAAATATGTTTCTACCTTAATGTGATATTTATTTGTTACTGCTTGTTGTGCATAGTTCATACTAATTGCATTATTAGCAAGTATTAAAGATGCCTCTAAATTATCTCCAGAACGACTTCGTGTCGCACCTTGATAAATAAAAGAAAGATAATTATAACCGTAAATAATTGCATCATATCTACCGTTTTGAAATTTTGTAGGATAAAAAACAACAGACCCGTTTGGTTTTGTAATTTCTATAAAATTGGTTAAAGCAACAAGACTCATAATCCTAATGAAGACCTACGGCTACGAGAATTTCTTAATGAAGATATAGTACGAGACTCACCAACTGCTGCACCTCTAGCAGTAGCAGTTGCAATAATTTCACAGTAGTAGATCCTCCTGCACCTCCACCTGCATAAGACGAACCAGTGCCAGGAATTACAGCTTCACCTCTAGCACCTGCTGAGTAGCGTTGCATACTTGAAGCCATCTTTGATGCAGGAATCACGTATTCGTCTTCTCCAGCTTCTCCTACAAGTCCTACGGTTGGTCTGGTTACATATCCTCCTGAAGCGAAATGTCTTGTTAAATCATTTGCTGTTGCTCCTACTCCTGTTTGCCTCATTCCAGCAGGATTGCTAGGCATATTTGCACCTTGAGTCATTCCTCCTGCAAAAGAATTAGCAAAAATACCAACAATTTTTGCTCTTATTTGTGCTGCAAGTATTTCTGCTGCCATGTCTACAAAATGATCTGCTGTTCGTTTAAATAAATTAGCTAATGCTTCT